CAATTGGTAATATTTGCGCTGGGGTTTATTACTAGCGCTGCGGGCCAGGTTTTATCGTTTTACTTTGGTTCAAGCCAGGGCAGCAGAGATAAAACAGAAGACATGAAAGGCATGATTAAAAAATGAACTTATCCGAACATTTCACCCTGGAAGAAGCCACAGCATCCGAAACCGCCACGCGCCTGGGGATCAATAACCAGCCAAACGAGCAGCAGCTGGAGAACATGAAAAAGGCTGCAGAAGGCATGGAAAAGGTCCGCGCCTTATTGGGTAAGTCCATCCACGTTAATTCCTGGCTGCGGTTGCCAGAAGTCAATGTCGCGGTGGGTGGCAGCAAAATTTCCAGCCACATGGACGGGTGGGCAATCGATTTTGTTTGTAAAGACTTTGGCAACCCTTTGGCGGTCTGCCAGGCCATCGAAGCAGCTGGCATCCAGTTTGACCAGATGATCCACGAATACGCCGCCTGGACGCATATAAGTTTTGCGCCTGAAATGCGTGGGCAAAAGCTGACTATCTTTAGACCAGAAGGCAAATATAAGATTGGCCTATTGTCAAAAGAAGAATACGAAAAGCACTAATCCTTTTCCACGCTAAACCAGAGTACGGCGATTATTACGCCGACTCCAATACAAGCGCCGACCATTAGCAGCACAATAATGGTTAGTATGCTAGACATCATATTAAATTCCTTTGGATTGGTGCGATCTGCCATTCACGTTCCATGCGGTTAGATTTTGACTTAACCACGTTGCCCGTCAAGCAGATTTCCCCTTCCCTCTCCAGCTCATGCAGCCGCCTGGCGACTTGCATGGACTCCAGGCCAGTATGGTGGGCAATACCATCTTTGCCCAGGCTGCCGTGTTCTATAAGGCATTGCACGATCTTGGCTGCATGGGCTTTGGCTAGGTCCTTTGCAGAACCAGCCGCGGCCCAGCTTGTCATCGGATCGCTATTTCTAACCCTTGGATGATCAAGCATTGCAGCTCCTAGAATTTAATATCTTCGTATTCGCCAGGCCTGGATTCGCTTGGTTGATCTTCTTTTGGTTTCTTTTCATAGCATTGAAACCAACCGTCATAGTCTTTTGAAACGGGCATCGAATCCATTTTGACCGTGAACTGAAATTTTGTTAAATCAATTCCATCTGGACATTCGACACGCAATGTTCCATGTGCTGCCCAAAAGGTTTTTTCTTCACCATTGGCGGTTTTGTAAGTGCGGGCGGGAAATTTTAAATCGTAGGTTTTTTTCATTTTGAATCAATAATTTTGTTAAGTTGTTGGACCTGGGCATCGACTTCGGCTAGAAATTTCACAATTTCCGCTTCAATCTCTGCGATATATTTATCGTCACGGTCTACCCGTTTGACAAACAATTGCGCCTTGGGTGGCATTCGGGGATCGAACACCACATACTGGCAATACTTACGGTCCGCACAGGCCATTTGGAATTGCATCTGCGTTATGTAACGCTGCGGGACTTTTTGGGTTAGTAGGGCTTCGATCATTCCTTTCGATTCTGGGCATTTAATTTCGATCATGCCTTCGCCATCGTCCAGAAGGCCATCAGGGGACGCGCCAGCCATGTCAATTAATGGATGGGGTATGAACCCCACTTCTTGAACCATCTGGCCCGTGGTGGCTTCAAAAAGCCCGCGGGCAAAAGGTTCTTGGTCCACACCCCATTGCATGGCAGCGCTGGTAAACCCTTCGGCCTTGGTTTTTGTAATACGTTCCAGCACCAGCTGCGCGATGTAGTTTTCGCGGGTGGCTGCATAACCAGTTTTGGTTTTGGCAATTACATCCGCCACGCGGGATGCGGTCACTTTGCCCAGTCGGGCAGCAAACCATTCTTCGGTACGTTGTTCAATTTCATTCATTCTGATCTCACTTTCATCATTGCATCTGCGTACTGGTAGGCAAGCGGCGCTGCGCCAGCCCAGAACGCATCTGAGTTATTCACAATACCTTGCATAGCCTTAGCCGCAAAGTAATCACGCAATGTCATGCCGTTGTATTGGCTTAATTCATTGCCCCATTTGAAAGAAACAGGAAATGCTGGTGGGTTATCCATTTGTTTTTTCCTTTTTTGCACGATCTACACGGGATTTTTTGGCTGCCATTACTTTGGCTTGCCAGGCCTGGTCACCGTTGCAAGCTTCAAACGCTGCCTGGTACGCTGCGGTTAACTCTTCGCTATTGCTGGTGGCATCAATGGCAGATAAATGGTCCGTCAAAGCTTTTTCGTTTACTTTGGGTTTTTTAGATGCAGCATTGCCATCGTCATCGGCAAATGAAACGGTTTGTTTTTCGGATTCTGGAGCAATGCCACAGGCAGCCATAAGGCTATAACGGCGGGCATACGTCAAAGCGCTAGCGTAGCCCTGGGGATCGTGTTTAACCGCGGGGAAGTGGACAATTCCAGTTTCTAACATTTCGCCAGATTCGTGGACAAACACGGTTTCGACCATTATTCCATCGGGGCAATCGTAATTTTTCTGCAGCAAGTAAATGCCGTTATCGTTTAATGCGTCTTTAACCGCGTCAATACAAGCGTCTAGGGCTGCGTACTTAGAACGAAAATGCGGGTTTGTAGAGGTCTTTAAAGCTGGTTCAAATGCCCTTTGAGCTTTGACCAGGGCGGTGGCAATGTTTTTCATGTGTGTTTCCTTAGTATGGATATTTAGGACCGCAAGTAACTTCGACAATAGTTTCGACTGAATAGCCGCTAACCTTGCGTTTGGCGTAAATCGGGATGGCCCGCAAGCCAGAGGTTTCGCATTGGCGCACCGCATCTATCACTTCATTGCGTCCCATCATTTGGATTTTGGGATCAACAATTAGTTCCTGGTTGGGTGCGTTAAATTCAGACACAGGCGCTAACCTGGGTGAAGACGAACAACCAGCTGCAGCCAGCAAAAGCAAAAAGATAAATTTATTCATGTTAGTTTCCAGTTATTAAAAGGGCGAAGATCAGGCCAGCGACAAAGCCGCTTAACCACAAAATAACCAGGTCCGCCCTGGTCGGGCGTGTTGGCGTGTAAGGGCCTTCGATGGCGTTTTGGGTGTAGTTATCAAGCTTCATAAAATGACTCCAGTTTTTTGGTAGTAACGATCAAGGGCGGCGCTAAGTTTTTGTTCTTCAGCTTCTTCTTTGCAAGCTTTGGCGTATGCTGCTTCCAGGGTTTGAATTACAGAATCGCGCAGCAGTTCGTGTATTTCTCCGCCATTGACATACACAAACCAAAGGCTGCCCGTGTATGCTTCAAAGTAGCATTCCAGGTCTTGACCAGGAACATCGTGGTGTTCGCAGATCATCTGGTCCAAGTCGTTGTGTTGCATGGGATAGGTCATGGTGATTTCCTTAAACACGTTCTGGTTGTGTGCCGACCAGCTGCCCATCCATGATCTGGAACAGAATAGCTTTGGCGATATTGAGGGTTTTACGAGCGCCTTCGGTGTCACCAAAAGCCATTTGTTCCTGGGCATCGGACATAAGTCCAGCAACGACCATATTGCCGCCAGTAACTTTGTATGTAAAAGAATTTACAACGGAATTGATGTAGACATCAATATTTGCTACACCGTACATTTGAATATCTGACATTTGAATTTCCTTTTAAAAGACCCTATGCGAAATTGCTGGGGCATGAATGAATTGTAAAGCCAGCTTATCAATTATTTACTAGGTGGTTTCCCTAATCTGGTCATAAAAAGCTACGACTTCGTTTTTGATCTGGTCCAGCTTGGCGATCACCTGGGCTTGCTGGGCTTCCACAGCTGGTTTGGTAACGCGGCTGCAGTCGCTAACCGCCCAAGTCATGCTGTAGTCTTTACAGGCCGTGAAATACCACATTTGGCCTTCTTTGCAGCTGCCGACCACGGTGGTGGTCATTAGGCCGTTGGAGCGCTTCATTGTGGTAATGGTGATGCGGGTTTCGCTATCAATCGGGAATGTGTCCCAGGCCTTCCAACCGAAGGCGCTTTTTACTGCTTTAATTTCCATGATTAATCCTTTAAGTTTGCAATTTGTTTTGCGTACACGATGGCTTGGGCCAACATATCGAACGGGAAAATGCGGACCGTGGGCACAATTTGTTCGGCATCCGTGTCCAGCAAAGTCACGGCGTAACCGCGGCTAATTTCTGTCACCAAGGCCGCGATGCCATATTCTTCGTTGAGGTATGTAGCGATTTGCATAATGTTTCCCCTTTAAGCTGCTAATCTGCCAACTGCGCCGTAGCCATAACCATCGTCACCCAGGAAACCCACGCGGGCTAGCGTGGCGCTGGGGCTGCTGGCGCAAAGGCTAACTTCTGACACCTGGATCATGATGCGGCGATTCATTTCGTAATCCAGGCGGTCGGCGATGTAAGCGCTGTAGCCAGCTGGTGCGGTGATCTGCGGCATTGCGTAACCGTAATAGGCACAAGCTGCAGCGACTTGGGTGGTTAAGAATTCGGCAGAAAATTCGCGGTTGATAAAAATGAAGTCAGCACCAAAGCGTACTTCTTGACCGTCCAGGCTGCCGTAATTGCTGCCTTTGTAATCGGTCATGCCATCGAAGTACGCGCCTTCGAACATACCAGCAACCAATTTGACCTGGTCATACGTTGGGCCGTCCGTGTAGCGGATATTGATGGAAGCGCCGCCGCTGTAAACGCTGGACTTGACGCTGAACTTTACGCCTGGGAAAGATTCTTTCAAAGCTGCGCGAACCATTTTTGCAGTTTCGGCACAAGTGAGATATTGACGATTTGACATTTTGATTTCCTTTTAAAGACCCCGTGCAATTCGCTAGGGCATGGGTGAATATTAAGCCAGCTTTACTATCATGTCAAATGTTATTTATAAAGCCCCCTTAACTTTGTCAGGTATTGACAAAAAAGACAAGCTAACTTAATATGCGAGCATGACAAAAGAACAAGCCATTGAAAAAGCTGGTTCTGCCAGGAAGCTGGCGGAGCTGCTGGGCATCACAACTGCAGCCATTAGCCAATGGACCAACGTCCCCCAGGCTAGGGTTTGGCAGCTGCGGGTGTTGCATCCCGAATGGTTTAACGTAAAATAGTTTTGAACAGGGCTAGATGCGAAGTCATGAGCGCATCGAAAGGGGTTACACCTTCCCCCCGCCCTAGTTCTCTTTTCAAAGGTGGGAAAAAGGTTTGCCAATGCACTATTTCAATTTTCATATCGGCGACTACAAGTCACACACAAGCCATTTAACTTTGATGGAAGACCTAGCCTATCGGCGGCTATTGGATTTCTACTATCTTCACGAAACACCAATCAAGCAGCGCGATATTGCCCGCCAAATCGGTATGCGCGAACACGAACAAGACGTTCTAACGGTCCTGAACGAATTCTTTTTGTCCACAGATGAAG